ACTGTCATGTAAATACAACCCTTTCGTTTCTTCAATGTCAGCTTGTTTATCCAACTCAACCAGCTTCATCTCAGAACGTTTTTGCGCTAGTTCTGTTTCAAGGTGCATCATTTCCATGCGGTGTTTTTGCGCTTGGTTTGCCTTAAAGTAATTTAGAACTTCTGGCAAAAATGAACTACCAAATCCTAGTAAGCTACCTAATAGTGTTATCATTTCTCTGACCCCAACCATACGGCAAATGCGCCTGTCATAGCGCCTGTGACAACAGAAATTAGACTTGCCTGTTGTGTAGACAAATCGGGTTGTGTAAGCGCCCACTCAATGCACCGAACATAAACTACTGTCATGGTGAACATCATAAAACGCGGTAAAATTTTGTATTCTAGTATTTTCTCAAAAGCGTTTGTCATTCAAAGCCCCCTTGCAAGCCTTCCATTATTTCCTTAACAGTCGGACGCCGCTTAGTATCGGGTGAGTATCGGCATTGGAACTGTTTTGGACATTCCTTAAAACTAAAACTCGGATAGTGATAACCTATCGTATTGTTTGGTCCTTTGTAAATACAAACCATTTCATCCTGTATTTTAGTGCGTTTAGCCAACTGACAAGTCACAAAATCAGGACTAGCCAAACCAGCTACAATTGCAGATGCAATTAACATCATGTATCTACCCCAACTTTACGACAAGTGAATTGCCCTGAAGCGGGTATTCCTGACATTATTATTATGTTTTCTACAATAGAACTTCCTTTTTGCATACCTTCTATTAAACATTCATCTTTTGTTTCAAAGCGTTGATTGTTTTCTAACACAAATGAATCGCCATTTATAAAAACAATAAAAAAATATAAAACCCAGCTATCCATTATTGGGTCGCTATGACAATTAAATACAAGCCGCCACCAAGCACACTAATTATGCCTAAAGATAGTCCAGCTATAGCTGCATTATTTGCTAGTTGGCGTTTAGCCTCCATAGCTGCATATATGGTATCTTCCCGTTCCTTTCGTATTTGTCTACGCATACCTAGCATTTCGTCGTAAGTGCCTAACCCAAAACGATAATCTAGCATAAATTTAATTTCTTTTTCTTTTTCAATTAATGTTTTTTTGCGGACAATAATGTCCATTGCTTCTTTTTCTATATTTTCAGTGCCATGTGTTTTTTTGTCTAGCCAAGTGGGGTTTTTACGTTGGGACTCAGCGCGTGTAATATCTGCGACTGCGCCATACCACGTCCCTAGCTGCTTGCTAACATCTTGAATTTCACGACCCGCGCCAACCAACATTTTAACGCCCTTAAAGGCGGCGTTAGCTGTGGCGAATGCTGTAATTGGGTCTATCATTGCAGCGCAAAGCCCCTAACCCATTTTTACCAAAATTGTTACCAGCATCAACATAATAGCCCCAGACGCAGCCATTAGCGTTGTTTCAAGTCGCTTAACCCGAACAAATAATTCTTTAAACTGGATTCTGACTTCTGTTTGCAGCGCAACCATATCTTTTTCCAACTTATCTATTCTGCTATGTGCAGATTGTAGTGTTCTTTCATCCATTATACCGTCACCGTTACTGTACCAATAGAACCTAAAACTGAAAAACTAGCGCAATAAGGTTTGTTTTCTAACGGAATCCTTAAAACCCCATCAGAAACAAAAACAGAACCGTTTTCTAGCCCAGAATCATGTTTTTGAAGATTTGTAAAAACTTGTGTGGTGTTTCTTCCTTCTCCCGGATTTTGGACTTGCTGTATATACAAGGAAAAAGACCGAACCAAATTATCCATATAAGACAATGAATACTCATTTGGCGGTTTGCTGAAAAAAGGTTTTGCAAGATTTCTGGACATTACCTTCTACCATCTGGCCTTATTTCAACTCGTGGCGTTCCTAGCCTCCAAGTTTCCCCGACATTAGACGATTGTATTTTAAAAGCAAAACTTCTTCCGCGTATTCTAACATACAATTGATTTGTGAACTGTTCTACTGTGCTAGACACTTCTTTTGTTACAGTTTTACTGTTAGACTGCAGATACTCCCCACCGGGAAAATTACGAGCTTGAACAGTCATAGTAGCTGTTGGCGTTGTTTCACTAGAGTTTCTAAATGTTAGGTCAGGTATAATTTTACTGATGAAAACAAACTTGTCCCCTTCCCCTATAGTCATTTGACTGCTTTCGATATGTGAAACTATTGGGCTAACAGGATTAGTGCTGCCATCATCAAACCCGAACTCATGCGTGTAAAGGTAGTGGTCAGAACCCGCTGCAATAGGATTGGACTCAACACCTCTATCCTGCCAAAATGTTCGGGTTAAGTTGCCAAAATACCAAATATTTTGACCATAATTGAAAACTACATACTTATCGTTTTCAGAGCTTCCAGACGAAGGGTAAAACCACCAAACCTCTGTAAAGGAAGTATTTGATCCAGCACAAACTTTTTCTTTTTGAGCCGTGTTAAAATCATCAAAAACATAATTTTTTACAGAGCAGGGTATTATTTTAACATTGCCATCATAAACATAAAAGTCAGACAAACCCATCCAAAAAATTGAATCTTCAACACTGACGGTTGCCATAGGTCCAGAAACAGTGACATTGTTTGAAATCATACTCAAACCATACGTCAGTGGCGCTCCTAAAAACTGCAAAGAGTAAACAGACGTATCCGTTAAAACAATAATCTGTTGTTTTGTCTCAACAGCAGTCACTATTTCAGAGCCAGAGCCTAATACTAAGTCTCCCGCTGAATTGGTTTCTTCAGTCTTCCACACAATTAAACTTTCTGACCTGTCGTTTACGACAGAACTAAACCTAATCAACATGGGGTCTTGAACGCCAATGTTTGTTTCTGGGTCACATCCAAATACTATTGTATGCGCTGCTTGGTCGGAAACCATAACCTTTTTTGCTACAGTCGGCGCGAATCCATCTGTCCCCGCCAAGGTAGAAAGAGGGACTGCACGGGAAGAAAACCCTGACCCATAATCCCAGTAATAAATATTTCCATTTCTTGCATTTATTATAAGGCTTTGACCAAAATTATCTTGCGTCCAATTTCCCAAAGATTGCCCTGCAGAGCCAACCGAAGAGGAAGAACCCCACGCCCCTCTGGACCAGCTTCCAGCGCCCCATCCGTTACCAACAACAGAAGAATCTAAACCTGCGGTTAAAAGATGAGTAGCAGTTACCGATCCACCATTTCCAGTGTCTGAAGAAGACGAATAAATGTTTGTAGGGTTTAATCCTGTGGTTGTTGTTATGGATTGTATTGTTGCTACCTGCCTAGCTTCTACTTGATAATTCGATCCATCTATTATTGAAGTAATTTCGTATTCCTGATTTAAAATATTAGCAGATATATTGCCTCCTAAAGATGTGGCACCAGAAAATATTACAAAATCTCCCACTAACCTGCCGTGGTCTAATTCTGTTACTTTTATGCTGGTGCAGGACACAGGAGAGCTTCCTGCATGCGTAGCTGCAGTAGTATTGTCCTGACCTCTCAGACAACCAGTTAATGTGTCACCAGAAGTCCCTGTGTAAGTTATAACCTCAGAGCCTATTTTTATTTTGCCTGAAGGCGCAAACGCTGTAACCGCTGAGTTATTAACTAATCTAATAGTGGTATCATCAGCCAATACTTGCGTGTTGTGAAGAGTTGTATGCCTTGCAGTAAATGGGTTTGTAAGTGTTGCCGTTCTGTCGATAGGTGTAATGTCAAAAAAAGATTCACCGTTGTTGATGTAAAATTTTCTGTTTGTGCCTACTCCAAGCAACCTAGACCCATCTAATGAAACCCAAGAATGTAAAGACCTACATGAACCTAAAAAAGCATCGTTTGATCGTTTTACCCAACCGCCAATTTTTTCTGGAAAACCAGCACGAAAACGCACCTTATCACCATCAAACCAACCGCCCTCATTACTGTAAGATGTGGTTTCTTTATTAACACCTGACCTAAATTTTAGCTTACTTAATGCCATAGAACACCTTCGATTTAGCCAGTTCTTTCAGGCACTTTACAGTATTTAATGCCGTATGGCTACACGGTTTCTAACGCGAATCCTGCAAGGTCTCTAGCTTTAGTTATGTCTTACTCCGATTCTTCTGCGGGGGGTGCCACATAGTTAGGATTTGCAGACCAAGTTGTACCGTCAAATAGATATTTACACCCATACCAATCGTCAGGTGGTGTAACGCCTGTGTGCATTACAGTGTCTGAACTACTGCAATCAGCGATTGTTAATGTTAAGGGGTCACCAACAGTAATGTTGTTACTCCCAATATTTACAACTTCGGCATCTTCAAAAATGTAAATTGATACGCCGCCTTTTACTAAAGTTTTCATTATACTTCACCTGTTTGGACATAGATGCTTGTAGAAGACATGGCATTTCCGACCTTGTTAACTGAACTGTTGGTTAGGGTAAGTGTAGTTGAATTTTCTGATAGAAAAGGCATACCATACGGCAGACCAGCGACTAAACCAGACTGCTGAGTATTAATTCCACCAATAATTGTCACTTTTCCAGCCGCACCGTCAGAGATACTTTCGGCAGCTAAACCGACATATCTAGGAAAGACTGGTTTTTTTATTTGTGGGAGCGTACCGCCACTATAAAAGCCATCCCGACCGGAGACATACACTAAAGTTGCACCAAAATTTGTAATTACATCCCCATAGTCAAAAGACGTTCCGTTTATTTTAATAGGGTATAAGTTATTATTTATACTCAGACCTATTGTGTTGTTAGTTGATATAAAAAATGGAACTGCTGTTGTGCTTGCACCATCGGCTCCCTTTTTAGGTGTACCGTAGGACACAGTGTTGTCGCCAGCACTGACCGTACCAATAGCAATGTAATTTAATAGTGGGCTGTTATGCTCATAAGAAACCACAATTTTATTTGCGTTAGTGTCCTGAGTTAAATATATTTCTTGTGTAGATTTAAGAGCCGCTGAATCTACTGTAACTACAGAACCTGATGAAACTGTAGAACCATTAAGATAGCAAACCTTACTCTTTAGTTTAGAGCCATCAGAACCGTCTAAATATGCCAAAATAATTTTGCTGGTGCTAGGATCAAGCCTTACGTCAAAATTACCTGTATTAGTGCTTATGACAGCAATTTGACTGGATACGCTAACACTGTTTCCTGAAACAGTATAAATACGAGCATAAATATAGCTTTGGTTCATAGGCTTGTAAAAAGATATAAATTTGTTTGCTGTGCCGCTGTAGACTAGCTCGTAATTGTTGGCCTCGCTTGAAGAACCTAATTGTTGTTCGCTTCCAAAACTTACACTTGTACCGCTGACGGTAGCAACAGCGGCCCTCATATTAACACCGGGATTTGTTTCTTCAAAGATACACAAATACTTACCTGTACTCAAATCTCTTGCAGTTTGAGCTTTCGCCGTAAAAACGGTTCTATTTGCACCGGGAATGCTAACCGCAGTTCCAAACGTAATGTTTGAATTTGCATCAATGGATGCGACTTGCAACTGACGATTGGTGTTGTCGTAAACTATGCCAGTAATTGTGTTGTTTGATGGGTTATAGTCTACGTTATTATATTCTGTTAGAAACGAAGGGCTTTGAGACCCCGAAGGGCCAAAAGGGGATATTAAAGAACTAATCGTTCCGTCTGAGTTCAAACCTACAGGATGACCCGCTGTAATCGCGCCTGTGGCAGTAAATTCCTGTTCACCGCCGCCACTTGCCGCTACCCAGCTACCCGCATTACCCGCAGGATTAACTGTTAAAACTTGTCCCGCTGAACCTAAAGATGACGGAATGTTTGTGTCTAGCTTAGTGCCGTCTGCTGCAACATCACGCCCGTCTACTGTACCTGTGACAACTATCGAACCACCAGCCGTCACATCACCTGTAGCAGTCAAGTTGCGGATCGCGGTAACATCTTTATTCGCGTCAGCAGTAAGGACTTTGTTGGCTTCTGTGGTGCCGTTGGCTGAAGCCTTATCCGTTAGGTTGAGGTCCGCTATAGACGCATCAATACCTGAGATAATTCCAGAGCCTTTGCTTCCAATATATCCTGCCATCTTATAATCTCCTAAGTAGGCTCAACGGGCCATGTGACGCTGTTTGGAAACCCAGACTGTGCTGGTACATCACGCAAGGCTTGCCTGTAAGTGCGCCACTCGTCAGTTATGCGGTCGGCTAATGCCATAGTGTCAGACGCTGCTAGAAGTGTGTCACGTTCTGCGCGTACTTGTTCTGCTAGTGTAACAGAAGGTTCTGTAGCTGTAGGAGCATCTTCTTGGAAGTCAGGCCAATTAGCCATATCTTCTGCATCTTCAAATACTGCGCCATCGCCCGTTGTTTTGTTGTACCAAATCTTAGACATGATAAACCCTCATGTTTCCTGCTGCGCT